TTCTCGGCCAAGCCGGATGCCGAGCTGGTGATCAAGGCCCTGGACATGGCCTACGAACAGCGCGGCAAGCCACAGCAGGTGCTGTTCCATTCAGACCAAGGCAGCCAGTACGCCAGCCGCCTGTTTCGGCAACGGCTCTGGCGCTATCGGATGCAGCAGAGCATGAGCCGCCGGGGCATTGCTGGGATAACTCGCCGATGGAGCGCCTGTTCCGCAGTCTGAAGTCGGATCGGGTCCCGTCAACGGATTACCTGATGGCGCGGGAGGCCCAACGGGACATCAGTCATTACCTGATGCACCGCTACAACTGGATCAGGCCGCATCAATTCAACGACGGGCTACCGCCTGCGGTGGCCGAAGAAAAACTCAACCCACTGTCCGGGATGGGTTGACCACTACATCGTTGGATAGGTGCCGAGCGCCAACCCTTTCTCAGTCCCTCTCACTAGGTATTTGAGTCGCCACAGTTTCGAACCGTGGGGATTCACCTTCAGGAAGAGGCTGGCGCCGGCACTTACCTTGTAGGGACGGTCTTTGGGCTGCAGGGCTGAGAAGCCCGAGTCGTCGAGGGTTGCGCTCATTCTGGGGGAATCGTCCTTGACCGAACTCAGATCCCCCCATATATGCCCCCAAATCGATGGGCTTACAAGGGTTTGGTTGGGAATCGCAGGCAACAAAAAACCGGCCAGAGGGCCGGTTCTTCGTGGGTTTCGGGATTTCTTGGGAAGTCCTAGAAACAATGTGGTGGTGCCTCGGGAGGGCACCTAGGCCGGCTCGGTAGGATCCCGAAACTTCCATCGTCTTCCTGTAATAGCCTGATTTACTGGGGTTTTCCCTCGACGCGGCCCAGCGACTTCCCGCAGCTTGGCGTAATTTCCTGATACCCTTTACGCCAAATTTACGCCAAGCGGGGCATGTGGTGGCAACGTACAGAAAGCGAAGCGGTGGATGGCGCGCCGAGGTGGCAAAGAAGGGCGTTCGAGACTCCGGCACCTTTTCCACCAAGGCCGAGGCGGTGGCCTGGGGCGACTCAGCGGGAGGCCGAGATTCTGGCGGGAGTTGGGAGCCCCAAAGGGGCATCGAACTTCACTCTGAAGGAGGCGCTGGAGAAATACAAGGACGAAGTCTCACCCACCAAGGCCGGCAAACGCTGGGAAGAGATCCGGCTCGACAAGCTGGTCAATGACTTGGAGTTCGTCGGCGAGCGCATCTCTGATATCGGCGCCGATCAGATCGCAGCTTGGCGCGATCACCGATTGAAGTCGGTGGCCACGTCGTCTGTGCGTCGCGAAATGACGTTGCTGTCGAGCGTGTTCGAGCAAGCTCGACGGGAGTGGAGATGGTGCCCGACCAACCCTGTTCGCGAGGTGCGGCGCCCGAAGAGCCGGCCGCCGCGGGACAGGCGCATTTCGGCTGCCGAGGAAGCCCTGATCCTTGAGGGGCTTGGGTATCAGGAGGGGGTAGCGCCGACCGGCAAGATGCAGGAGCTTGCCTACGCCTTCCTGATCGCCCTGGAGACGGCTATGCGACAGGGTGAGATCCTCGGCCTCGTTGCTGCCCGGGTCCACTTGAGTGCCCGTTACGTCGAACTAGACAAGACGAAGAACGGCGATGCCCGTAAGGTGCCGCTCAGTTCCCGCGCAGTGACTTTGCTCCGAGTTCTGGTAGATGCTGCCGGGAAGCGCCAGAACCTGTTTACGCTGACGTCCGGCTCGGCCGATACCCTCTTTCGGAAGGTGCGGGACAGACAGAAAATCGACGGGCTGAACTTCCACGACACCCGTCACGAGGCCACCACCAGGCTCGCTAGGAAACTCGATGTGCTCGACCTAGCCAGAATGACGGGCCACCGTGACCCGCGGTCGCTCATGGTCTACTACAACGCGACTGCAACCGAGGTGGCGAGCCGACTTGATTAAGTGCTCGGCGACCGCCCCGCATTATCTGCGGGGCTTCCCCTTCGGCAGCTTACTGCTGTTCTGTCTAGCCCACCTTTTTACGTCTACCGCGAACCACCGCTTGGACGCCTTGACCGTGCCGCACGGCTGTAGCGGGGCAGGGAAGTCCGGTCGAGTGACCACGCGACCTTCAATCGTGGCTGGCGAGAGTTTGAGGTACTCGCCGATTTCTCTGGTGGTCCAGAGTTCGTCCTCCGGAGCCACTTTCGGGCCGCGCAGGTGTGCCAGCAGGTCGCGGATGGCGCCGGCCAGGTCCTGTTCTGGGGCCTGATGATTCTCTTCGATCATGTCTTACTCCTTTCGTTGCGCATCGCGCCGCAGACTTCAGGCTTTCGCTCGACTGTGCGGATTGATCCGTCCTGGCTGTGGACGGTGAGTGCCGGTCGCCGAATCTGCACCGTTCCATCTGGCGCCATCTCCTGCCGCGGGGCGCCGTAGAAAGGGCCACCCGGGGCGAACGGGTCAGGGATGGCCGACGGGTTTTCAAGCAAGAACTTCTGAAACAGGTTCTGGACCGCTGCGGTAAGTGGCCCCGTGTTCCCTCGGTTGGAACGGCCACTCTTGTGGTCCGCGCTGTCCTCGAACTCCCCACCGATCCAGAGCAGGCCGCCAACGATTCCGGCGTCGCCCGCGCAGACCTCGGCAGCCTCGGCACGGTGGACGTGATTCACCCCCAGGAGATCGCACAGGTCGTCGAATGACAGAGCCTGCTCGATCATGGCTGAGTTTCCGATAAGCCAAGCACCGCACTCCTCCATGGCTTGCGCCGCAACTCTGGCTCGCTCCCGATATGCCATCCGCTCGCGCTCCAGCGCCTGCTCGGTGAACGGCATGCCCTTGAGAAGTCGTCGCCACTTCTGGCGATGCTCTGCGAATCTGGCGTCGCGCTCGGCGTGCACTGCCCGGATGAACATCCGGAGGGCTGCTATACGGACGCGCAGGTTACGGCTGCTGTCGACGCCGAGGTCGATCAGCCGATGCATCGTTGCGCCCTTCATGCCCGACTCTCCTTGTTCGTGTCGCAGATCCGCAGGTCGACCCCGCAGGCCTGGACCAGTTCGGTCAACTCGCCGAGCTTGGTGTTGGGGTTCTGCATCGCCTGGCCCAGGCGGACCAACTGCTGGCCGAGGGTGGCGAGCGGCGTAGGGCGATACCCTGGTGGTGGCGGAATATCGGAGCCTCTCATCACTGGCATACCTCCCAGATGAACAGGGTCTTGAACGGCTGGAGCGCGGCGCCGGCGGCAACAGTGGCCAGGCCAAACAGCGCGACGAGTGCGATAGCGGTCAGAGCCTTGCGCATGGTCATCGCTCACCTCCAGGCGCTGGGGCTGCGGCAAGGAGTCCGCGATAGACACATGCCAGGAAGTCGCGAACCGCACCCCGATCCGGGAAGTAGTACTCGGTATCCTCAACGAGATAGCCGTCCATTCCATCCTCGCTGTCGCGGCGCGCGTCCAGCATTTCCGGGGTCGGCTCAAGCGGTACCAGCTTCCAGCCCTTCGGAACGATAGCCTGAGTCTGTCCGTCGATCAGCGCGATGATGTGGTCAGGCATGGTCAAGGCCTCGTAACGCACCATCAGATTCGAGGCCTCCTCTCCACTGAGCAGCGGGTTCTTGAGCGCGACAGCAATTCGGCGTAGTTCGGCGTGCTCGCGGGCCAATCCCGGCGCGGGGTGGGTTTGCTCGCCGGCATTACCCGGTCCGGAAACAGGTTCACCGCCAGGATTGCCCGGTTCGGAACTCGCTCCAGCGCCGTCCAGCGCGGCCAGTGCGATCTCTCGCATGTTCGCCGCCGGCATGTTGTCCTGCTCGGGACAGGGGTACTCGGCGATGGTGCGGAGCGCCAGGTGTGCGTCCCCGTCAGCAAAGTGCGAGATAACCGCACCTGCGCGCCCGATTGCTATGGGCATTCCATTCCGCAGGTATGGGCGTACCGAGTCGATCTGCATGCCCATGCCCGAGCGGAGAACGATAGTGATGGAGTTCATGATCAGTTGCTCCCTGCTGCCTTGGTCAACGCATTGAGCAGAGCCCGCTTCTGTTGCTGACCATGCAGGTACTCGCGCAGGGCAACGACGATCAGGGAGTTCATGCTGCGCGAGTCTCGCTTGGCTTCAGCTTCCACCTCGGCCCTCAGTCCGTCCGGCAGTCGGACAACGAACTTGTCCATGTCCCGGCTGGTGCTGGCCGGCAGTTCGGTTACAACGGCTGCTCGTTTCATAGTTTCTCCAGGGCGAGCAAGGGCCCGCCGGCATTTGTGGCTTTGCCAAAATCGGTTGGGTTATGGGTTTATTGGTGCGTCAGGGGCATGCCGAACTTGCACCCCCTTCGGTGATCCGGTGTTGGTGATAACCGAACAGTCCGTCCAGGTCGATGTCGTACACCTCCTTCCAGGCATCCGCAGGCCACGCCCGGACACGGCCATAGAGAGGGTCTTCGACATAGTTGGGCTGGACTCCGTGGGAATCGCACCATGCACGCAATTTGCGCCAGGCCTGCGGGTCGAATTGAGTCTTGGTGAGGTTCTCTACTGCCTTGACCGTCGCCTGCCGGGTACCACGCCCGAGTTCATCTGCAAGACGACGTGCCTCGCGGACGGCGGCTGAAGCCGATGCCATTGCAGTGGCCTCTCGCCGGGAACCGATCTCTGCCTTGGTGGCGATGGCGTGGTCGCGCTCTTCGATGGCCTTCTGCTCAGAGCGCTTGGATTCCAGTAGGTGCTCCAGTGCCTGGATGTAGTCACCGGGGAGGGCCGGGAGCGTTTGCTTGGCCCGTGCCTCCAACTCGTGCAGTCGATCCAGGCATTTCGCGCGGAGCGGAATGCTGTAGCCCGTCAGGAGGATTTCGACCTCGCGGCGGGGCAGATTGAAGCAATGCTGGAGCCGCCCATAAGCGTCCGGGACATCTCCTGAAAAGTCAGGAGATCTTCCGTCGGCGTCGATCTGATATCCGAGCTCAAGGAGCATCTTGCGAATATCGGCAATGACGTTGTCATGGCGCTTTCCAGTCAATTCGGCAATCTCGCGGCTCGACATGGTGACGGCGTTGGTTGTGGTGATCAGGCTCATGCTGCAGCCCTCCTTTCGCGAGTGGCTTCGAGCATTGCTTTCAACTCGCCTACCTGGCCATCGAGCAGACTTCCCCAGTCGTCGGCCAAATACTGGCCAACACCGGCCAGGCGCTTGTTGTGGGACGGGAACTGTTCGGCCTGGTAGATCGCCCGGAAGATGGCGGACAGGTCGTAGAGGGTGCTGACGGCGAGCTCGATGGAATCGTAGGCCTTGGCGGCCAGGTCGAATGCTTCGGGCGCAACTTGGGTAGGGCTTGCCATTGTGGGGGAACTCCATAGCTGATTAGGGAGCTGCCACCGACCGTCGCCAAACGGAATAGGGTGGCAGACCGCGCGGGGTTGGCGAACCGGGGCTATGGAACCCGGCAGACCCGAAGGTCTCCCCACGCGATCTGCCATAGAGAGACACCGGGTAGCCGGTGCACGCCCAAACGGCAGGCACAAAAAAAGCGCCTGATGTTGGGTTGGCGCTGTCGCGCCATAGCCTGTCGGGTCGCCAAACCCGGCCACTGAATTTGCAGTGACGGGCCGAGCATAGTCCCGACTGTGAACAAGGGTCAAGTTCATCTCGTTCTCCGCGATTCAAACCGGCGATTTGCCGGTTTTACCCATCTGCAGGTATCCACCGCACAACCGCCTCAGTCGAAGCGGCTGTACGCTGGGTTTCCAGCCCCTGCCACGCCAAGCCAAGCCGTTCTCTGCCACGCCAGGCCAAACCCGGCCAAGCCACGTGATGCCTTCGCACCGGACAGCACTCCACCTGAAGCGCTCGCCGCTGCGTCAGATCAGCCCTCTCTGTTGCAGGTCGTTCAGTTCTGCGTCCGCAAATGCGGCCGCCGCCTTCAGGTCTGCCACGGTAAGCTCGTCGAGCGTCTTGCCCAGGCCCTGGATGTGCCGGGCGAAAGCGCGCTGTGCCGGCCCGTTGTAGCCATGGCAAAAGTCGGCCGCTGCGCGCAGTTCACCGTCGAGCTGCAGCGCCAGGATGTTGAGAGGATCGTTTCTGTCCCAGGCCATGATCACGCCACCCAGGCCACGCCATCGCGGCGAGCAGTCAGACGAGTTTCGATCTTCCTTTCGCCGCCACGGCGCGCCCGCATGGCCGGGTCTTCATCGAGGAGGGGTTGTGCTGCCGCCAGGAGGGCGAGGATGCCAACGCACAGGGGGCTGATAATCTGGCGCTTGTACGCCTCCAGCACCAGGCCGCGGATAGTCTTGGCGCCGAGCTTGAACCGCGCATCATCCAACCGCTTGGATACGGTTCCAGGCGCGATGCCCATCAGCTTCGCGATCTCCTTTGCGGTCAGGTCGCTCGCCGCATGCAGGGTGGCCTCCAGTTCGCGCGGAGCGAGACCCATGCCGAGACGGCCTTGCCAGGTATCAGTGCTGATGGTGGTGGCGCAATCCATAATGAATTCCCTCGACTACGATGAGGGAAAATTAGCATTGCTTTATTTTTATGTAAACAGCCTGGCTAATATTTTGTGTTTGACGAGAAAAAAACCCGGCTTCTGCCGGGCTTGGTGGGCTCATTTTGCTAAGCGAAGCCCTCGCTTTCTTCTAACGGTTGACCACCAAAACACCCAGCCGAGGACCCTGATTTGCTGTGCCTGCTCCGGTGTTAGGAACTCGTCTGGGTACTCCTCATCATTCTCGCTACGGATTCGCAACCCTCCGCCTGGAAGGCGATAGAGGAATTTCACTCGAAGCATGCCGTCGTGGTCAAAGGCATATATCTCACCATCTTCGATATGCGTAGCACCCCGGTCAATACCGATAGTGGCACCGTCCATGATCAAGCGCTCCATGCTCCTACCTCGGAGGGTCGCACACGCAGCGTTCTTCTCGTCAACCCCTGCCTCGCGAAGCGTTGACCTAGCAAAGCGTAAGAGCCTTCCGGGAACCTCAACGACCTCCGTAGCTCCGGTTCCTCCAGCCAACTCGACCTCCTTGTACAGCGGAATGGCTACCTCATCTGGACCAAGCGGCGTGGAGTCATCCCAAGGGGACATGCATCCGATCAATTCCGCATTGGGCTCGACAGCTTTCAGTGCTGCAGGGCCTTGGTCGGTCAATCCGTTTGCAATCCTGGTCATTTCTTCCAGTTCTGCAGCAAGGCGAGGGCTGACCTCCGCAGGAGAAAAGCTCAGCACCTGCGAGAACTTCAGCAAGGCATCGATATTCAAGGCCAGCTTGCCGGACATGTACTGGTTGACGGTGCTTTGTGCGGATGCCCACCCGCAAGCCTCCCCAACGCTTTCCTGGGTGATGGCTTGCCCTCGCGCCGAAGCTTCTGCCTTCCGCTTGAGGTAAATCGCCTTGAGTCGGGCGCACTCAAGAGCTTCGTGGGGGGCTAGGGGTCTTCGTTGTCTGCTCATGCCAAAACTGTATTAGCTCTACTTAATTGTTTCAAACAGCCAGGCTTTTATTTGTTGCTGGAAAAAACAAGCCGGGCTAATATCTCCGGGAAACACCTCATGGACCAGCCAGATGAAAGACGTCCCGTTGAGCGAGTTCTTGGGCACCAAAACCTTTCGCGCCAAGCAGAAGGAAGTGGCCAGAGCTCTTGGCATAACCCAAAGCGCTGTATCTCAAATGGCGAGATCTGGCCGAAGAGTCTTCGTGCGCGTGATCGACGGTCAGGTCGTCGGAGCCTTCGAGATAAAGGCTGTTCCCTCGAACAGTCGAATCTCGCTACCCGCTTCGTGCTGCGAAGCTTGGACCGCAGGCTCCGCCGACCTTGAGCCCATTCTGCCGTCCGACTCCCGCCTGGGGCAGTGCGCTGATGCTGCTGTGCAGGCATCCAGTGCCGAGGTGGCACCGTGACTTTCCTTTCGAAGATGGCTCGCTTCCTCGGGCTGGATGTTCAGCGTGATCTGAGCGTTGACCTTGGAATGAATTTGCTGCTGGCGGATGACCTGGAGCGGAATGCTCAGATCATGTTGCAGCAGGCTACCGAGCTCCGCCGTGCCATCCGGCCTTCGATCGTTCTTGAGCTTCGCGAGGATGGCCTCGTCGTCATTTCTGGCTGGATGGGCGGAAGGCACGATTCGACCTACCGCCCGATGCCACTTGATGAAGCGATTGGGGAGATCAGTTCTCTGGCCCAGGAGCTTCAACAACAACCTCACCTTTCGAGTTCCGATGAACATGCTCGCTGAACTCGATATTCACCATCGTCTGGCCTCGCCACTTGACGCGGTAGAAGGTCAGGCCGCTGAAGCCTACGCGGGTGTCTTTGGGCAGCGCGTTAAGCGTGTCTAGGAGGGACTGTAAATCGATGGTCGGGATTCTTTCTTCAGCAGCATCAGTCATGCCAGGCCTCCGTGGCCGTTCTGTGTGGAATCAAAACGATAGCACGGAGTGTCCTGGCGCCACTTTGCGGCCCGGCTGACTTTTCGCAGGGCCACAAAAAACCCCACCTGGTCGGGTGGGGTTCAGTTGGTAGTCGTTCGCAGCGACTGCCTGGATATCAATTTGTCTTTCGAAGGACGAATTAACTATGCAACAGAAAACTCAAAGCGCGCAAGTCCCCTGCGCCGTTACCACTGACCACCAGGTTTGCTTCGATCCTCTCAACGGGGATGAGTTCTTGTTCTCCATTGTTGCCGACCGGCCGGTTGACGCGGCTCTGGCCGCCGCCGAGGACATCAGCGAGGCGGTTCACCTGATTCTATTGAGAATGACCCGGGCGATGGACGATGCCGGCGAGCCGCTGCTCTCTCAGGAACTCAATACTCTCGCCCTGCTGGGGGCCATGTCTGGCGCGTTGCTCAGAGCTTGCCGGGCCGGTGTCGCGACCCAATCCGGAAATCCTGAAAGCGTGTCGCGACACGCAGGCGGTGCAGCATGAGCGCGGTCTGGAACAAGCCCCAGTCGTCTGCACTGAAGGCTCCGATATCTCAGCTTCCGCCGCGGAGATTCGCAGCGATTAACCCGACCACGACGGTCGAAGAGGCGTTGAGCGAGGCCATCGCGCTGACGCTAAGTGTTTCTAGCATTCTCGGAGCACTGACCACCTCCGATGAAGAGCACGCGTGCTTGTATGCCCTGGAGATTGCTGCAGAGATGGCTGGCGACTTGGTTGACGCCGCGCTCGACTCCCTGCGTGAGGAGGGCCAGCAATGAACCTCGCGACACTGCTCAGCAATCAGTGCTCCCCGGTCCCCGATGAAGTTCTGACCGATAAGCAGATCCGCTCCATCAAGTTGGATCGTGGTACGGCTCGCCATGCGGCTCAGAACATGGCGCTTGGTGTCGCCGCAGTCGGGAAGCTGCTGGCGCTTACCAGTGCTGAAGGCGAGATCGGTCAGGAAACCGCCGAGCGTCTCGGATGGTTCTTGGAGGAGGTTGGCGGTGCCATCTTCCAGTTGGCGGAGTTCGAACAGGTCTGTTCTGAGCGAATCAACCGGCAGAAGGAGGCTCAGCAATGAGGGCCACTATGGGTATCAGCTTCCGGGCGACTGCGCCGGTCGATCTTTCGACGGGAGATCAGAAAACGAATGTCCTGTGCGTGATGGATGACATTGATGCCGACCTCGCACTGGACAGCGCAGTCGGCCTGCTCGACGCGATTCAAGGCGGGCTCCTCGACATCCTCGACGAGCCGAGTGTTAGTCGTCGCGTAGCCCTACTTCTTCATGCGGCCGAGACAGCCACTGCCCTGGTCCGTGCGGCCCTGGAGGGTGGGGAGGTGTCCAATGACTAGCCGCATCGGAGCGAAAGCGCTCGGTGACCAGCTCTACAGCTATATCGGCGCCATCCAGGACTTGGCTACCGCAGTTCGCGAAGACTTGGCTTTCGAGGGTTTCGAGCTGGGCCCGCGCCTGACCGCCGAGCAGGTGGATGCGATCCATCTGTCGATTATCACCATCGCCAGGTTGGCTGGCGAAGACTTGATCCAACTGCTGACCGAGATGGAGGTGCCGGCATGAGCTCTGTGTCTGATGCAAAACGCCCTCGTCGAGGCAAGAAGCCACAGGGGATATCTCTCCACCCGCGCGCCAAGGAAACTTGGCAGCGCTTGCCCTTCGTAGGCAAGGACCATGGTCGCTACTCAATGTGGGATGTTCCTTTGACTGGTAGCTACCTCACCGGTCTCGAGGCCGGCAAGAGTATCGCGCACATCTATCTGAAGTATGTCCGGGATGTGGACGACTGGATGGCTTGCGAGGTGCTCAGGAGCATGGTGCGCGATTTGATCACCAAAGCCCCTTCGGACGAGCAAGAGGAAACTGTCAAACGCGGCCAGTTCGCGGGGTTCATGGGCGAGATATTCAACTGGCTCAAGGTGTCCGCCCAGTTTGCCGGAAGCAGTCTAGACCGAGTGGAAGACCAGGGCCTGGTAGATCGGGTGAACCACTACCTGGATGCAGGCGTAGCCGATGCAATAGATGCGGCTATTACGAGGGCTTCGACATGACTGGCCTGACCTCAATTGGCGGCCAGGCCGCCACCATGACCACCATCGAACTGCGGGACATGGTCAACGAGGCTCGCTTGGCTGCTGGCGAACCGAAGATCAGAAACGATCAGTTTCTCGCTCGTGTCGAAGACGAGTTGGGCGATGAGCTTGAGGGGGTGCAAAAATATTACACCCCCTTCCACGGCAACCAGGTCGCCACCTACGACCTGACCCTTGACCAGTGCATGCTGGTCGGGATGCGCGAATCTAAGTCGGTTCGCCGAAGCGTATTGGCCAAGCTGAAGTCTCGGCGGCCTCCGATGACTCAGGCCGAGCAGTTGCTCGCGCATGCCCAGTTGCAGGTCCAACTCGAGCGTCGGCAGCAGCAGATCGAGCAACAGCAGGCCCAGCACCAGGTCGCTATCGAGCGCGTCGAGCAGCGGGTCGACGACCTGTCCGAATCCCGCGTCTGGGACCACTGCCCGCAGAACTGCATGCCGATCACCCGCATCCGTGAGGTGATCAATGACCGTTATGGCCTGTCGGCCACCGTGGTGGACGCAGTGGTTCGGCAGATGCCTATCAGCCCTAAGCCCTGGGGCATGGTCCGCAACGGCCACGAGAACGCCCAGGGCAGCCAGTACGCGGTCTGGGCGACCAGCGATATCACTGCGGTCTTCAAGCGCTTCGTCAGCGAGTGCGAGCGGGTTACCGAGACCCAAGCCACCCATCCCTATTTCCCGGGCCGGTTCCGGCTGGCTCCGAAGGTGAAGTCATGAGCAAGAAAAGCAAGCGCAATACCACCGAGCAGGTGACTCCTGAGTTTCTAGCCGCTGGCCGCCTCTACACCAGCATGTGCAAGTCCGGCTTGTCGCATACCCCAGAAGCCGCAACTGCGTTTCAGCGCATGTACGACGCAGCCCCGGAGTCGTTCCGCCAGGAAATGCACGACATGGCTGTGCAGATGGGGCTGATGCCTGCCGTTCCGGATGGCTATACCGACGACGGAGAGCCCGTTTACGAACTGGAAGGGATGGCCAAGCGGCTGGGCATTGATCCCGAAGAGGCGAAGCGCAAAGCCGAAGAGCTGGGCCTCAAGCCGAACACCCTCAAAGTCCATAGGGTGAACTGAGCCATGACCAACACCATCCAGATTCACCGCCACGCCCTGCCTATCGTTGAGTTCCGCAGCAGGCGCAACCTGACCACCCACCTCAAGCGCAAGATGCGGACCTTGGTGCAGCGCCTGGAGAGGGAGGGCTTGGCATGAGCAAGGTCGCCCACCAGTCCGATCCCGTGATGCTCAACGAGCAGTCCTTCGAGCAGTTCGGCAGCGACCAGGTTGCCTACAAGATCTGGTGCTCAATCGACACTGCCTTCGAGCTGCTGGGCCAGTTCGATCCCCCTGTAGTAGCCGAGGTTGCCCTAAACATCGCCGATATCCAGTTCGAGATCATCAAGGCGCGCTTCGCCCTGATGGTGTTGGTGAAGCGGCTGTGCGGCTGGCGCCCGGAAGATATCGATGAAGTATTGGCTGAGCGGCTCATGGAGAAGTTGCTTCAAGCACGGGAGTTGAGCGAATGAGTAGAGATTTCGGTTTTGTTTTCGTCCTGCACTGCCCAATCATGCCTGGTGTGTACTTGCTTGGTTGGAGCCATGGTTCCCCGCACAAGGTTGCCGAGGAACTCTCTAGTTCGCCCGCTGCCCCTCATGATTACGAGGTGGCCTACTACGCGGAGGTAGAGGAACCAGAAGTCTATCTGGGGCGTATTGAAGAGATGTTTTCCGAAAGCCGGTTTTCGCCGGATAGGAGCTTCTTCTGTTCCAAACTGATAGACCTGATCACAGCTATTGAGGGAGATGGCGAGGCATGGTCGACATGGGACAGTGATATGGCCGTGGAGGCCCGAAACCCAGGACAGGTTGATCGACGTAACCCGCTGTGGTTCGAGCAGCCACTGCACAGCCCGGGATACCTTGAGCGGCTGAGAAGGGGGCGCGAATGAGTTCGGTCTCGCCTGATGCATTACACCCTCTGCCGGAGCCGTTGACCCCAACTGACTGCGACCTCTCGACATTCGCATTCATGCCACTGGACGTTCAGCGATTGCTTACTTCCGAGACTTGGGTGCTTGGTTCTGGGGACGAGCGCGCCGCTGCTATGACTCTCTGGCTTGCCAGTTGGCACCAGGTTCCGGCCGCCAGCGTTCCCGACAATGATCGGATGCTCGCACACCTGTCCCAGTGCGCTCGTTGGGACAAGGTGAAGGCCCATGTACTTCGCGGCTGGGTCAAGTGCAGCGATGGTCGTCTGTACCATCCAGTTGTTGCTGAGAAGGCGCTGGAGTCTTGGGTTGAGAAGCTGCTGAATGCCATCTCGGGCGCCACCGGTAATGCTCGTCGCTGGGGTGTGGAGGTAGATATCAGCGGGCTTCAGGGGCAACTGGTCGAGGCGGTTGCTGCTTTAAAAAGCATCGCCCCGCAATCGCGCACCTTGAAGAAGAAGGGTGTAATAACTCTTGCCACGGGATCGCCACCCGAATCGGGTAGTGATCGCCCCCCGATCACACCCCAAATCGACCCCGAATCGGGTAGTGATCGCAACAGACAGGGACAGGGACAGGGACAGGGACAGGGACAGGGACAGGGATATTTAAAAGATCAAGAGCAGGCGCCGCAACAGCGTCGCCCTTCCCCTGAGGCCGGGGATGATCAACCGACGGAAAAGCCCAAGCGTGCTTCCCGCTTGCCGGAAGACTGGGCCTTGCCGGATGACTGGCTGGATTGGGCGCTGACTGAGCGCCCGGAGTTCAGCGAGGCGGACATGCGTAAGGTTGGGGAGGGCTTCAGGGACTACTGGTGCTCGGCTGCCGGCAAGGGGGCCACGAAGGTCGATTGGCTGGCGACCTGGCGCAACTGGGTGCGCAAGGAGAGCGCACCATCTGCAACTCCGCGGAAGCCGGCGGTGGGCAGCAAGCGCTACCCGTTCATCCCGCCCAGGGGCTACCAGCTCGAGGATCACGAGTTCTGGCACCCGCAGATGACGGACACGGTGCTGTCCACTCGGACCCACGACTTCAGCACCCTTGAGCGTTTGCCGGACGGGGAGGGCGCATGCTGACCCCGTCGGATATTTCCAAGCGCCTCGCTGATCGCGCTGCCGATGTTGCACGGCACCTGCTGCCTGGCGGCAAGCGGGAGGGCGCCGAGTGGCGTGCTGGCGATGCATCGGGCGAGAAGGGCAAGAGTCTGGGGGTTCACCTCGTCGGCGAGAAGGCTGGCGTGTGGTGCGACTTCGCCACCGGTGAGTCTGGCGACCTGCTGGACCTCTGGCGGCTGGCGCGCAACTGCGACATGGCGACGGCGCTGAGCGAAGCGAGGGGCTACCTCGGCGTGCAGGAGCCCAAGCTCATCCGGCCGGTCGAGAGCCGGAAGTCATACCAGCGACCGGACAAGCCAAGGTGCTCGACGCCGAAGGTGGACTCGGTGGTGATGGCGTACCTGAAGGGCCGTGGACTGACCGAGGAGACCATCAAGGCGTTCAAGATCGCCGAGGACGGGCAGAACATCGTGTTTCCGTACCTGCGCAATGGCTCGCTGATCCACTGGAAGAAACTCGGCGTGGAACGTCCTGGCGGCAAGAAGAAAATCACCACGTCGTCGGATACCGAACCTTGCCTGTTCGGCTGGCAGGCCATCCCGGACGGTATCCGGGAGGTGACGATAACCGAGGGCGAGATCGACGCGATGACCGCCTGGCAGTACGGGCGCCCGGCGCTGTCAGTGCCCTTCGGTGGCGGCAAGGACGGCAAGCAACGCTGGATCGAGTACGAGTTCGACAACCTGCAGCGCTTCGACGTGATCTACCTGTGCCTTGACGACGACGAACCTGGCCACCAGGCGACCGAGGAGATCGTTCGGCGCCTTGGGCGTGATCGGTGTCGCCTGGTGAAACTGGGTTGCAAGGACTTCAACGAAGCCCTGGATGCCCTGTACTACAGCGCCGACGACATTGCGGAGTGCTACGCCAAGGCGAAGAACTTCGACCCGGAGCGCCTGAAGTCGGTGAGCTCCTACTCGGAGGAGGTCAAGGCTGAGTTCTACGACCAGAACCCGGAAACTATCGGCATGGAGCTGCCCTGGAGCGCCTACGCCAACAAGATCCGCTTCCGGCCCTCGGAGGTCACGATCTGGACCGGCTGGAGCGGACACGGGAAGTCGCAGTTGCTGAACTACCTGGCCTTCCACGGCATGAACCGCAAGGGCAGCCAAGACCGGTTCTGCATCGCCTCGATGGAGATGCCGGCGCGGCGAACGCTTCAGCGGATGGTCCGGCAGGCCTCCGGGATGTCTTGTCCTTCGAGGGGCTACATCGACGCGATTCTCGACTGGCTCGACGGCAAGCTATGGATCTACGACCAGTTGGGCACCGCGAAGACGGGCGAAATGCTCGAGGACTTTCGGTATGCCGCGCGCCGGTACGGGGTGAACCACTTCATCGTCGACAGCCTGGCGAAGCTCGGCATGGCCGAGGATGACTACAACGGCCAGAAGCAGGCCATGGAGGCGTTGGTGGGGTTCGCTCACGAGATGAACGTCCACGTCCATCTGGTCGCCCACCCGCGGAAGGCTGACGACGAGGGTAAGCCCCCGGGCAAGCTCGACGTTCGCGGTGGCGCCATCCTCACCGACCTAGCCGACAACGTGTGCACGGTCTGGCGGAACAAGCGCAAAGAGATGGCCAAGGGAGACGACTACAAGGACCAGAGCGATGTGCGCCTGATCATCAGCAAGCAGCGCCTCACCGGAGATGAAGGCATCTTGGACCTGTGGTTCGACAAGGCATCCAACCAGTATTTCAGTGCGAGCACTCACAAGGCCCGGAACTGGGTCCACTACGAGGGCGCGCGGGAGCAAGCAGCATGAGCAACGTACAACCGATGGCACCCCGCAAGGTCATGACCAGGCTGGAGCGGGAGTTTCTCAAGGTGGCCGGCCAGGAGCTGGCGCAGGTCAAGGTGGGCGGTGCTGCTGCCTTGGCTGCGCTGTTGGTCATGATCGCCAACTGGCACGGCGACCGCGGCACTCTGGGTTTTCACGACTATGGCCGGCTCTGGTTGCTGGACGGCAATGCGAAGGGCGCGGCGGTGGAAACGCTGCTGCGCGATCTGTTTGGCCTGAACGGTCCGGGGGCGGCATGAGCAGAACTCGAACCTACGTGGACAAGCTGCTGGGCGATACCGAGTATCTCCTCGAGCAGTGGGGGTGGTGGCGCATGGATGGGATGGGGGTTCCCGGGTATGTATCGCCGGCCGCCGCTATCATGAGCCAAGCCATGCCAATGTCGAGCCCCAAGGCCTACCACGTCACTGATGATATGGCCTTGGCCGTCGACCGGGTCATTGCTCGACTCATCGACAGGGCGCCGCAGGCCGGCGACTTCGTGTGGCTCTACTACGGCGCGAAGTGGCCGGCCCTGCGCATCGCGCGTGAACACCAGATCGGCGAGGCCAAGGTCAGGGAGACTCTGAAGTTGGCGGTGGGATGGGTCGATAGCGCTCTGGAGCGGTTCCGCGAGAGCGCTTGAAGAAATAGTTTTACGCGCGGAATGAAGGGTGTTTTCATACCAGCGTGAATTGCTGTGAACGCAGCGTGACGCACTCGAAACCCGGCCCTGGCGCCGGGTTTTTTATTGCGCCGCCGAGCCTGGCGCGGCATCATCAGGCCCCCGCCGATTCCGTGGTTTCCACCTGGGCTATTCCTCGACAGAGGCGGGAAGCCCGGCCGGCCCCTCCCGCCGGGCTTTTTCATTCGAAGGTCGAAACTCGGTAGACGGCAGTCTCACCTGCCACATCGGGCTGTAAGCAAAGTGACGGGTTACCGACCCACAAGGCCTTCACCCTTGCGATAATGACCGCCTTGACGTTGAGAGGTGGCTCGATGAGAAATCCTGATATCAAGGTCGTGAAGCTTGAGGGTGACGCGCTGCCCTGGTCCATACGCGATGCCGGCCATGAGGCCTGTTTCGTGGTTATGCATGGCCTGACGCTACGGAGCGATTTCTTGTTCTCCGAGCAGGAGGCTGAGGCAGTGGCCGACGCGGTGCACCTAGAGATCATCGAAGAGATGAGGTCGATGCTGGAGTCTGTCCGAGGACGATAACCAATCAATGCAGGTGGAGCGCAGGATGCGCACGGGGTAGTGGCCCCTATCCACCCGCACCTATTTCAGAGCCCAGCCTTCGTGCTGGGCTTTTTCATTTCCGCCGCAAGGCAACCCAACACGCAGCTAGGCCCGTACAGCCGAAAGGCGGATGTCCGCTCATCCGTCCGCCCCGCTGCGCTCCTTTTTCCAGGTGAGTGGAGTGGATCAGATGAGTGAAATTGATCTTGATGAGGCCAGCCTGCGTGACCTGGTAATGGTCAATGACGGCCAGGTTGTAACGACCTCGCTGAAGGTGGCTGAGCGTTTCGGAAAGCGGCACGACAACGTGATCAAGGCGATCCGCGGCCTCGATTGCTCGCCAGAATTTCATGCCCTCAATTTTGAGGAGATGATCGTGGATGTCGATATCGGCAAAGGTGCCAGGCGGAAATCTCCAGCGTTCCGCATAACCAGAGATGGCTTTGCGTTCTTGTGCATGGGCTTCACCGGCAAGGAGGCGGCCAAATGGAAAGAGGCTTACATCCGTGCCTTCAACTGGATGGCAGAGCAACTGTTCAAGCGCTCGATGGACTTCGCCACCCTGCGTAACGAGCTGATGGCGGAGTACCGACAAGAGAAAGGAATTGCCAGCCTGGCCGGCAAGACCCTGCGTCGATGGCAGATCAAGGCACCCGTCATCGAACAGAAGATCATCGAGGTCGAGCGCGAAGGGCAGTTGCAGCTGTTTCACGCCTGATCCGCCCCGGAACCCACCCGACGAACGAAAGCCCGCCATTGAGCGGGCTTCGTCGTTTTAGAACCCCTGCGAGGGGCAGAGACTATGAAAATGCCAGAACGCCCTGAAACTTGGGCTGCGCTGCTTGCGTGGCTGTCTGCGCACTATCCGCAGCTGTACGCCGCCGGCCTGTCCTTTGTGGTCGCGCTGACCCGGGTGATCTACGGCGGTGGAACGCGGCGCCAGGCGCTGCTCGAGGCAACGCTCTGCACTCTGATCACCTTGGGCCTGATTCCTGTCCTTGAGTGGTTTGGCCTTCCGCAGAACATGGCTACTGCTGCCGGGGTGTTCACCGGTTTCCTGGGTGTGAAGAAGATCGCCGAGTTCGCTGATCGGATCGCCGACTGGAAGTTTCCGCGCCGGGGGGCTGGCGAATGAAGATCACCGCCGATCAACTCGACCGCGCTACCGGCTGCGGTGCTGCTACTGCCTCGACCTGGGTCGAACACATCAACGGCGCCATGGCTCGGTTCGAGATCAACACGCCCGAGCGCGTGGCGATGTTCCTGGCTCAGGTCGGGCACGAAAGCCAGAGCCTCAAGCGCCTGGTCGAGAACCTGAACTACTCCGCCGAGGGCTTGCTCAAGACCTGGCCGACGCGGTTCACGCCGGCCGAGGCGAAGCAGTACGCCCGCCAGCCAGAGCGCATCGCGAACCGCGTCTATGCCAACAGGATGGGCAATGGGTCGCCGGATACGGGCGATGGGTATCGATACCGTGGTCGTGGCCTGATCATGATCACCGGCCACGACAACTACGCCGAAGCCGCCCGCGCCCTGGCGCTGCCTCTGGTGGCGCAACCGGAGTTGCTTGAGCAACGGACCTGGGCAGCCATCGCTGCGGGGTGGTTCTGGCAGTCGCGCGGTTTAAACGATATGGCTGATCAAGGCCGATTCGAGCGGATCACGCTGAAGATCAATGGCGGCTACAAAGGGGCAGGCGACCGCGCGGTTCGCCTCGAATGGGCGCGTGCTGCGCTCAAGGGGGAATGATGCTCGGGTTCACGACGAAAGCTGAGGCGCGACGCATCGGAGCCTCGCACCACGGGAGCTATTACGGCATTCCGATGTGGCTAGGGGATGTCGATAGCGATTGCCCGCTAGCGTTCGCAAAGTGGGCGCCGCTTGAGCTGGTCGTCTCCCTGCTCTCGGTCATTGAGGGCATCGTCAACTCGATGCTCGATCAAGAGCAGACGTTCATGTTCAAGGTTGGTCGGAGGATCGACCAGTGACCTGGCGGCCCTGGTTGGTGGTCGCCCTGGTAGGCGCGCTTGTGTTCTGGCGCCTCGATCACGTGACCGCCCAGCGTGATGACCTGCAGGCCGCCGTCGAACAATCCGCCGAGACGATCACTGCCATGGCCCAGCAGGCCCAGCGCGACAACCAAGCGCAGGTCCAGACCGATGCCCTGGCCCGAACCTACCAAGCAGCACTACAGGCCTCCCATGAAGAAAACCAATTGCGCCGCGATGCTATCGGCACTGGTGCTCGCGTCGTGTACGTCAAAGCCCGCTGCCCCGCAGACGGAGTGCACCAGGCTCCCGGAGCCTCCGGCAGCGCTGATGCAGGGAGAGCCGTCCTTGCTGCCGCTGATGGACAAGTTGTTTCTGATCTCCGAGCCGGAGTCGAGCGACGCGAACTGATGATTGAGGCGTTGCGTAAGCACATCGCCGGCCTGCCGAGGTATTGCAGAAGATGATCAGCATCAAGCCGGAAGGGTTCCAGCAGCAGCTCGGCGACCTGACCGAGCTTGAGCAGCGGCAGATTCCTTACGCGACAGCCACTGCGCTTACGCGGACCGCGCAAGGCCTGATGGATCGATTGCGCGATGAGATGCGTGTCGTGTTCGACCGCCCGACCCCGTACACCCTGAACAGCCTGCGCATGGTGCCAGCCAGGAAAGACCGGCTGGAAGCGCGGGTTTGGTTCAAGGACGAAGCGGACGGTGCGCAGCCTGCATCGGTGTGGATTGCCCCCGAGGTCTACGGTGGCCCGCGTCGGAACAAGCCGGCCGAACTTCAGCTCAGGGCCAAGGGGATACTGCCCGAAGGCAAGTACGTGGTGCCCGGCGCCGGCGCGGACCTGGATCGCTACGGGAACATCAGGCGCGGCCAGGTCACCAAGGCATTGAGCGGCATCCGCGGCTTCAGCCAGGCCGGGTACAACGCGAACGCGACCGATAGCAGACGGAGCAGGGCGAAGGGTAATGCTCGCCGCTACTTCGTCATGACCCGTAAGGGCCAGCCCATAGGCATTGCCGAGCGCACAGGCCGAGGCCGGGATGCTGTCTCGGTCATCATGGCCTTCGTGTCTCGCCCTTCGTACCGCCGCCGGCTGAGCTTCTTCGAGATCGCGCAGCAGTACGCCGACGAGAACCTGCCACGCGAGTTCGAGGTGGCGATGCGCGGCGTTGCTGCTCGGTTCGCTGCGAGGCGCTGACTGATGCACCAAAGTGGTGCGTCGCGGGTCCTCCCCGGGGTGCCCCCGTCAGAGGGTAATTCGAGCCCCGCGCGCCAAATATGTATGACCATTTTTCGGAGGTTGGTTGTTGTTTAGTCATGAGCAAAAACGAAACAACCAAACAGCGCGGATGGTTGAACAAGTCCGAGATGGCCGCGAGCCTCGGGATTTCTCCGCAAGCCTTTGATAAATGGGGCGTTCAACCAATCGAGCGAATAGGTCGAGAGGCCTTCTACACGGTGGCGGATGTGGTCGAAAACCGCATCCAGCACGCCGCTCGGAAACAACAACCTGAGGGGGAGCTACCGGAAGGTCTCGATCCCTACGCTGAAGCCAAGCTGACACAGGAGCGACTCCGGCTCACCAAAGCCCAGGCCTACGCCCAAGAGCAGAAGAACCAGGTCCAGGACAAGCTCCTGGTCCCGGTCCCGTTCGCCACTTTCGCCTTGGCGAAGATCGCCGCCAAGATTGGCTCGGCGCTGGAGACCGTCTGCAAAACGGTCAGTCGCCGCCACCCGGATGCTGATCCCTTGGTGATGGAGTCCTTCGAGCGGGAGATCGCCTTGGCGCGAAACCTTTCCGCTGAGTTCAGCGACGACATCCCGGGAATCCTTGATGAGTACCTTGCAACCCTGGATCAGTGATCTGCGCACTGCGGTCAAGCTGGGTTTGCAGGGAATGTTCAAAGAGCCGCCGATGACGGCGGTGGAGTGGGCCGACAAGCATTTCTACATGTCGGCCGAGTCCTCTTACAACGAGGGCCGCTGGAAGACCGCACCCTTCCAGATCGCGATCCTGAACGCGATGGGCAACGACCTGATTCGAGTGGTCAACTTCGTGAAGTCGGCCCGGATCGGTTATACGAAGCTGTTGCTGGCCAACATCGGCTACAAGATCCAGCACAAGCGCCGCAACGTGATGATGTGGAGTCCGACCGACCCGGACGCCGAGGACATCAGCAAGAGCCACGTCAATGGCCTGATCCGCGACGTGCCGGTCATGCTGGAACTGGCGCCCTGGTTCGGTCGGAAGCACAGCGACAACACCTTGGACAACAAGGTGTTCGCGAACCGCCGCAACCTCTGGATCCGCGGTGGCAAGGCCTCCCGGAACTACCGGGAGAAGTCGCCCGACGAGGTGATCTACGACGAACTGTCGAAGTTCGACGCCGACGTCGAGGGCGAAGGCTCGCCGACATTCCTAGGTGACAAGCGCCTGGACGGTGCGGTCTACCCGAAGTCTATCCGGGGGTCTACGCCTGGGGTCGCTGGCAGTTGCCAGATCACTAAGGCGGCGGAAGAGTCTCCGCACCGGCTGCGCCTGCATATTGCTTGCCCTCACTGTCAGCGGGAGCAGCACCTGAAGTTTGGCGGAAAGGATTGTGAGTTCGGCCTGAAGTGGGAAAAGAACGAGCTGGGTGAGGCCGAGCGCGCCTGGTACGTCTGCGAGCACTGTGCAGCCTGTTTTGAACACCGCGACATGGTGGTGGCCCAGGCTAAAGGCCGCTGGATCTGCGACGAGACCGGCATCTGGACGCGCGACAGCATCGACTGGTTCGGCCCAGACAACGAGCCGATCCGCACGCCGCGCTCGGTCAGCTTCTACTGCTGGGCGATCTACAGCACCTGGACGACCTGGGTGTCGTTGGTTGACGAGTGGCTCAAGGTCAAGGGCGACCGCGAGAAGCTGATCACCTTCATCAACACCACGCGCGGCGAGGTGTGGGAAGAGGAGCAGGGCGATCGCGTGGAGTGGCAGGCGCTTTACGCTCGCCGCGAGAACTACCCGAAGGTGCCGCCGCAAGCGCTCGTCCTGATGGGTGGAATCGACACCCAGGACGACCGCTACGAGGGCCGCGTTTGGGCTTTCGGTCTTGGCGAGGAGGCATGGCTTGTTCACCGTTTCATTCTGACCGGCGATCCGGCCAGTGAGGAGTTGCGGCGTAAGGTCGGCTTGGAAATTCACCGGCAGTTCACTCGAGCTGACGGCGTTCCAATGCGTGTCGAGCGTTGGTGCTGGGATGCCGGCGGCCACTATGCCGATGAGGTAGAGGCCGAGAGCGTCAAGCATGGCGTGCACTGGGTGGTTCCGACCTTCGGAGCCAGTACATACGGCAAGCCAATCGCCAACTTCCCGAAGCGACGCAAGCGCAAGGTCTACAAGACCGAACTGGGCACCGACAACGCGAAGGAGCTGATCTACAGCCGTCTGCGTATTGATGTACCCATTCCGTGGCAACCGACCCCTGGCTGTGTGCACTTCCCGATCGACAGCGACATCTGTGACGAGGACGAACTGAAGCAGATCACTGCCGAGAAGAAGAAGCCGGTGATGGCGAAGGGTGTCCGCGTCCTGCGCTGGGATTCCGGCGGGCGCCGAAACGAGGCGCTGGATTGCTTCGTGTACGCCCTTGCCGCGCTGCGCATCAGCCAGCAGCGCTTCGGCCTCGATCTCGACCAACTTGAGCGAGCGCGCGTTGATCCCGTGCCGGAGCAGGTCGCCCAACAGCAACCCTCGAACGAAAACCATGCCAGCACCTCTCAGGGCTGGCTCAACACTGGAAGCGGACCATGGCTCTGACAGCGCAGCAGATGCTCGACAAATACCTGGAGGCCGAGGCCGCCGTGCTGGAAGGGCGGACGGTGATCTTCAACGGACGCACCCACACCATGGAGGATATCGAGAAGATCCGCGCCGGACGCCGGGAGTGGGAGCGCCGCGCGGCGGCAGATCGGGACCGCGCCGCCGGTCGCCGTCCAGGCCCGGCGCTGGCGGAGTTCTGCTGATGAACCTGATCGATCGTCTACTGAAACCCTGGGCCCCCGACCTGGTGGCTCGGCGCCTGGCCGCCCGCGAGGCAATCCAGGCGTATGAGGCTGCCAGGCCAGGGCGAACCCACAAGGCCAAGCGTCAACCGCTGGGCGCCGACACCTCGCTACAGAAGTCTGCGGTCTCCATGCGAGAGCAGTGCCGGAAACTGGACGAAGATCACGATCTGGTTACCGGCTTGCTCGATCGCCTCGAGGAGAGGGTGGTGGGCGGTAGTGGCATCGGCGTGGAACCGCTGCCGCTGCGCCTGGATGGCTCGGTGCATGCCGAGTTGGCCATGGAAATCCGCAGTGCGTGGGCCGAGTGGTCTCTCTCGCCGGAGACCTCTGGTGAGCTGACGCGGCCCCAGGTAGAGCGGCTGATGTGCCGCACTTGGTTGCGCGATGGCGAGGGCTTGGCGCAGAAGTTGATGGGACGAGTCCCGAACTACACGTTTGCCACGTCGGTGCCTTTTGCCCTGGAGCTGCTGGAGCCCGACTACTTGCCCTTCAGCTACAACAACCTGTCGAAAGGCATTGTCCAGGGTATCGAGCGTGACACCTGGCGCCGGAAAAGGGCCTATCACCTGCTCAAGGATCACCCCGGCAACCTGCAGACGCTGGGCGGCAGCCTGGCGGTGAAGCGCGTCGAAGCGGAACGGATCATCCACATCGCCTACCGCAAGCGGATCGGCCAGAACCGAGGCGTGCCGATGTTGCACGCAGTGCTGATCCGCCTTGCCGACTTGAAGGACTACGAGGAGAGCGAGCGGGTGGCGGCGCGCATCAGTGCTGCCCTGGCGATGTATATCAAGAAGGGTAACCCCGACAGCTACACGGTGGAGCCCGGGAAGGACCGGAAGAACCGAACGATCCCCATCGCCCCCGGCATGGTCTTCGACGACCTCGAGCCAGGTGAAGACGTCGGGATGATCGAGAGCAACCGGCCGAACCCCTTCCTTGAAGGTTTCCGCAACGGCCAACTGCGGATGATCGGCGCTGGCACTCGCAGCACCTACTCCTCGGTGTCCAGGGCCTACGACGGCACCTACTCGGCACAGCGCCAGGAACTGGTCGAGGGCTGGCTGGGCTACGACCTGTTGCAGCACGAGTTCATCGACTACTGGTGCCGGCCTGTCTATCGGTCCTGGCTGCAGATGTACCTGTTGGCTCGGAAGGAGCGCCTGCCCGCCGACGTTGATCACCGCACTCTCTACGCGGCGGTCTACCAGGGGCCGGTCATGCCATGGATTAACCCGATGCATGAGGCCAACGCATGGGAGTTGCTGGTCAAGGCCGGCTTCGCCGATGAGGCGGAAGTTGCCCGCGCTCGTGGTCGAGATCCGCGCGAGCTGAAGAAGTCGCGTGAGACGGAGATCAAGGCGAACCGGGCAGCCGGCCTGGTCTTCAGTTCGGATGCCTACCACCAACTGGTCAAGTCCGGGATGGACCCGGTTGAGGCGGTGCAGAAGGTGTACCTGGGCGTCGGGAAGATGCTTACCGCCGACGAGGCTCGCGAGCTCGTCAACAGATACGGCGCCGGCCTACCCGTGCCTGGGCCGGATTTCCCCAACGAGAGCAACAATGGAGGCGCCGATGGGCAGCCATCAAACCCTGATCCATAAAAGCCTGATGCTGCCGATGGCGGCGGCGTTGACTGAGGCCAACGCCCCGCATGAGTCCTGGTACAGCATCAAGGCTGCCGGTCGCGGCGTCGCCGAGGTGCTGTTGTACGACGAGATCGGCGTCTGGGGCATCACCGCGCTGCAGTTCGCTCGAGACCTCAAGGCAATGGGCGACCTGAACAAGATCAACCTGCACATCCACTCCCCGGGCGGCGACGTCTTCGAGGGGACGGCGATCTATAACCTGCTGCGCAACCACCCGGCCAGCGTCGACGTGTACATCGATGGCTTGGCGGCCTCGATGGCCTCGGTCATCGCCATGGCCGGCGACACCATCTACATGCCCGAGAACGCCATGATGATGGTGCATAAGCCCTGGGGCATCCAGGGCGGCGATGCGGACGACATGCGCCGCTATGCCGAACTGCTCGACAAGGTCGAGGACACCCTGGTCATGGCCTACGCCAACAAGACCGGGAAGTCCGCCGACGACATCAAGGCGCTCCTCAAGGAGGAGACCTGGATGAATGGCCGAGAGGCCGTCGCTGCCGGTTTCGCCGACCAGCTCACTGAGCCGCTGCAAGCGGCCGCTCACCTTTCCTCCAAACGCATGCAGGAGTTCGCCCACATGCCCGAAGCTCTGAAAACTCTACTGGCCCCGCGCGCCCAGACCCCCGCCGCGCCGACCAACACTCCCGCGCCGACTCCGGCACCGGCCGCGCCGGCGGCTCCCGTGGCCGCCGCCCCAACCGAGGCCGATATTCGCGCCCGCATCCTCGCCGAGGAATCTGGTCGCCGCAGCGCAATCACTGCTGCCTTCGGCGCGTTTGCCAGCGGCCACGCCGAACTGCTCGCCACCTGCCTGAACGACATGACCATCACCGTCGACCAGGCACGCGAGAAGCTGCTGGCTGCCATTGGCGCCGATACCAAGCCGGCCGCCACCCCTGGCACTGGCGCCCACATCCATGCCGGCAACGGCAACCTGGTGGGCGACTCGGTGCGCGCGAGCGTGCTGGCCCGCATCGGTCGCGGCGAGCGCCAGGCCGATAACGCCTACAACGGCATGACGCTCCGCGAACTGGCCCGTGCCTCGCTGGTCGATCGCGGGGTCGGCGTGGCCTCGCTCAACGCCCCGCAAATGGTCGGCTTGGCCTTCACCCACACTTCCAGCGACTTCGGCCTGATCCTTCTGGACGTCGCCAACAAGTCGGTGCTGGCGGGCTGGGAAGAGGCCGAAGAAACCTTCCCGCTGTGGACCAAGCCCGGCATTCTCACTGACTTCAAGCCGGCGCGCCGCGTCGGGCTGGGCGAGTTTTCCTCGCTGCGTCAGGTGCGTGAGGGCGCCGAGTACAAGTACGTCACCCTTGGCGAGCGCGGCGAGCAGATCATCCTGGCTACCTACGGAGAGCTGTTCAGCATCACCCGTCAGGCGATCATCAACGACGACCTGCAGATGCTCTCGGATATCCCGTTCAAGCTGGGCCAGGCGGCCAAGGCCACCATCGGCGACCTGGTCTATGCGGTTCTGACCGGTAACCCGGCGATGAGCGATGGCAAGGCCCTGTTCCATGCCGACCACAGCAACCTGCTCACTGGCGCGGCTTCGGCGCTTTCCATCGACAGCCTGAGCAAGGCCAAGACCCAGATGGCTACCCAGAAAGCCCAGGTAGAGAAGGGCAAGGGGCGCACCCTCAACATCCGTCCGGGCTTCGTTCTGACTCCGGTGGCACTCGAGGACAAGGCCAACCAGATCATCAACTCCGAGTCCGTGCCGGGCGCCGACGTCAATAGCGGCATCGTTAACCCGATTCGCGCATTCGCGCAGGTGATCGGCGAGCCGCGCCTGGACGATGCCTCGGCGACCGCCTGGTACATGGCTGCCAAGAAAGGCTCTGACACCATCGAAGTGGCCTACCTGGACGGCGTCGATACCCCGTACCTGGAGCAACAGGAAGGCTTCACTGTCGACGGCGTGGCCAGCAAGGTGCGCATCGACGCCGGCGTGGCGCCGCTGGACTTCCGCGGCCTGCAGAAATCCAACGGCGCCTGATCGGTGCCAACTCCCGAGCCCCGCACCTAGCGGGGCTTTCTGTTTCTGCCATTAGGAGAATCAACCATGGCGAAGAACTATGTGGAGGACGGCAACGTCCTGACTCTCATTGCGCCCGCTGGCGGCGTTCAGTCCGGCGTACCTGCGGTGATCGGAGACCTGGTGGTGGTGCCGCTGGTAGATGCCGCCGCGGGCGAGCCGTTCGCCGGAAAAACTGGCGGCGTCTGGAGCCTGCCTGCTGCCGCTGGCCTGACCCAGGGCGCCAAGTGCAGCGTGCTCGATGGGGAGCTGGTAGCTGCTGCCACTGCCGACTCGGTGGCGTTCGGCAAGATCACCGAGCCCACCGTTGACGGCTTCGCGTCGGCGATGCTGATCCAACAATGAGCGCGCCGGGCCGTTTTGGCCGGCTGATCCAACGGCTCCACGAGCGTGGGCAAGAGCGGTTATCTGATGCCGTGGGCGAGTTCCGCGGCATCGGCCGCCCCCCGATCAAGGGGATACCGCTGCAGGTCGACCGAAACCTCACCTACGAGGGGCCTGATGGGGTTTTCATCACGGACAAGGTTGGGATCAGTTGGCTGGCGAAGGACGTTCCCACGGCATCGCGTGGCGACCTCTTCGTCATCGGGTCGTCGCGCTATCTCGTGGAAAAGCTCATTGCGAACGACGGTTGGTTGCTGACGGCAGCAACGATCGAGGAGGAAGCATGAAGCCGAACGTACTCACGATCGGCCGCTTGGCCTTGCTGGCGCGCCTGCAAACCATCACGCCAAACCAGGGATACCGGACGGACGCGGGCACTCGCGTGCTCTCTGGGTGGTTTAACGAGCTGGTCAAGGAGCGGCATGAGGGCTTTCCGCTGATTGTCGTCCAGCCGGGCAAGGAGCAGCCGCCGGAGCATCTTGATGCCGCCGTTCGCTTCCATCGCGGCTTCGACGTGGTAGGCGCGGTGCAAGGTGGGTATGACCACTATGAGGAGGCTCTGGAGGACCTACAGCTAGACCTTCTGGCGTGTCTGATGCCTGCCCCCAAGGGTCAGTTCCTGCGCTGGCTGCCCCGAGAGCGCGGCATTACCGGGCTGACGTTGGGGGCGCCTGAGCCGTACCCGCCGGGCGATGGAGTGGCCGCTGCCGTGATTCGAATCCCTGTGTATCTGAAAACCATCATCGAGGCGTAACCCATGAAGAGCGATCCCCAGGTGCCGGCCTCGGTCGACGCCGCGCCGTCGGCTGCGCTGAACAAGGCCGTCGAGGTCACCCTGGCCAAGGTGCATTGGCACCAGGGCAAGGAGAAGGCGGCCGGCGAAAAGATCAACGTCAGCCCTGACCAGGTTGAATTCCTGCGCCGCGAAGGCGTGATCAAGAAGGAGGCCTGATATGGCTATCGAGAAAGAGACGTATGTGATCGGCGGACCCTTCAAGATCCGCGAGTCCGGCGCTACCACCCCCTTCCAGTTCGCTGGCCTGGTGTCCACTATCCAGCAGACCATCGAGACCAACGAGATCACTTTGCCGGATACCACCACCCCTCAGGGCGGTGAGTACGATGCCGTTTCGCGCATCACTTCGGTCGGGTTGTCGATCAACTTCCGCGAACTCAAGACCAGCATCCTGGCTGCCTTGGTGTGGGGGGACGCCACCAACGTTCCTTCTGCCACCCATACCGACGAAGCGCATACCGCCGTTCCGGGAGGCACGATCGCGCTCGACTTCATGCCGCTGGAGATCACCAGCGTGAAGAGCGATGACGGCACCACGACCTACGAAGAGTTCGACGACTGGAACATGACCGGCGCCGGTATCGAAATCGTTGAAGGGGGTGCGATCTCTGCGGCTACGCCGATCAAGGTGACTTACAAGTCCGCAACCGTTGATGTGATCGAGGCGCTGACCAACAGCGGCAAGACGTTCGAATGCCTCTTCGAGGGTGAGAACGCAGCCGGTACCCAGCGCCGTATCCAGGCGCGCTATTTCCGGTGCCGCCTGAACCCGTCGAGCCAACAGGACTGGCTCAATACCGAAGACTTCCTCGCTGCCGAGGCCACTGCCAAGGTGCTGATGGACCCGACCAAGGTTGGCGCAGGAAAGTCGAAGTACTTCAACATCAAGAAGGAACTGGCGACGGTGTGACGCCGTTCATGCCCGGCAGGGACGCCGGATGTGGGCGCGCCCGCGTGGTGCTACAGTGGCGCCATTTAGGGAGGGGTTGAAATGTACTCTAGGTCGCGCGGGTTTTCCCTTATCGAGTTGATGGTCGTGGTCGTGCTCTTGGCCGTATTGGCATTCATGGCTGTTCCGAGCTTCAAGGCTATGCAGGAGGGGAACAACCATCTGGCCGGCAAAGAAGTGTTTCTACAGCACCTGGAGTTTGCCAGGTCCTATGCGCTGTCAAAAAAGACAACTGTTGAAGTCTGTGCAGAAAGCGGAGGGTGGACTGACGGATACATTGTCCGTACTGATTCTGGAAAGACTGTTTTACTCAAGGAAAATACGTACAAAAACATCCATCCAGTTGGAGCGTGGAAAGGCTCTATTGAGTCTGGGTGTGTGCGATTCGTATCCAATGGGAGTGCACCCGCGGTACCTGCCCCGGCCGGGGAGTACTACGACTCTGGTTTCTTCGGTGGTGAAGAACTGGACAAGGCTGCTTGGAGGGTGACGTTCAAGCCGTCGGGCTGGAACTGCACTGAGAAAGACCCTAAGGAGCCGAAGTGTGCCAAAAAGCCTACCTGATCAAGAAGGTGGGTTTAGTTGTGAAATACCAAGCATAGAGTGTCGATAAGTTTCTGTGGAGAGTCACCATGAAGTGGTTTTTCCCCGCCCTCATCTTTCTCTTTTCCTTCATGCCTGTTCATGCGGCAACGGTTTTCAAGTGCACCGGCCCCGATGGGCGAGTGACATTTACACAGCAAAACTGCCCGGAGAATAACGATTTTAAGGGAAGTGTCGAAGTAAGTAATCATGCTCCGAGCGGAAGCAGCAGCCCGGTAAAAATGGCGAGCCCAAAAGAGCGATCCTCAATAAAATCGCCTAAGAAAAGAGAGGTAACCGTAGTTGGGACCCCTAAACCACTTGAGGACCGATTCCCTGAGAGCCGAGCCGCTCGAGAGACGAACGTAAGACGGCAGGACGCAGGTGGCAGACAAAGGGTAGATGTTCGAGATGTTCGTGTTAATACAACTAAAAGAAACCGAGATGGTTCGGTGTCTGGGAGATCAACATCATATAGGGTTCCTGTCCTGAAATAGTTTTGTATAGTTTTGAGGTTGCCCCGCTAGAGCGGGGCTTTTGTTTTTGGAGGTGTCAAATGTCCAGCTTTACAGCAAGCAGAGTTGTAGATATTGATGGCGTTGAGTTGACCGTGCGTGAACTTAGCGTTGCGGATGTTCGAAAGCTAATGCAGGAGGTCAGTGACCAAGACCTCGTTAGTAATGCTCTCTTCGAAGATATCAGGCTTTCCGATCTGTGCCTGATGACGTCGGTTACGAAGAGCCAAATTAACGATCTCCGGCCTAGCCAACTCGCCAAGTTGCGGGATGCATGTAAAGAGGTGAACCCGCATTTTTTCGGAATGCTGGGCCGTCTCTCGAAACTCCGCGACAAGCCTTGAGGAGTTTGGAGCGCGCCATTTGCGTTCTGGTGAGGCTTGGGCATCACCACGTCCTTGAATATCCCTGGTCGCTGTTCTTGACCGCGCTGAAGGCTGAATGAAATGGCTGACGTAAAGATCCGGCTGACTGCTGACCTTGATGATGCGCTGCGCGAGGTGTCAGGTTTCCGCAAGGAATACGCCGAACTGGTCAGACAGGTCGCGCAACCTCTCAAGCGTTTAAACGATTTCACTGCTCTCGAAAGCACCCTTGAGGACACGCAACGCCAGGCGCGCTCGGCGCGCGAGCAGATCCGCACGCTCGGCAACGAACTCGCATCGACGATCAGGCCAAGCCGCGAATTGCAGCAGGCTTACCGGGACTCCATTTCGGACTTGCGCAGCCTGGAGCGGGCAGAGACGGTCCAGATAGCTCGGCTTTCCGCGATGCGGCGGGAGTTGAAGCAGGCGGGGCTGGATACGAGGAGCCTGACATCCGAACGGCAGCGGCTCCAGCGGGAGTTGGATCGAAACCTCCAGGCTGGCCGGAATGATGCGGCCACCACCAGCCTCCGGCAACAGGCCGCAGCGATCAAGCAGAGCGCGATCGAACAGCGCCGCTTCAACTTGGAGCAAGCGCGCAGCAGCCTGGGAGTAGCCAGGGTGCGCGAACTGCAGGCTGCCATCGGGCAGTTGAACCAGCAATATCGCTTGCTTCGGTCCAGCGGAACGCTATCCACAAGGGAGCTTGCCGTTGCGCAGCGGGCGCTCAAGAAGCAGATCGCGGAGACCAAGAGCGAACTCAACTCGCTGGGTGCCGGCTCGCGGCTGTCGAGCATCGGCTCTCTCCGCGGGAGCGGTCCAGCGCTGGCGGTTGCGGGTCTTGCCGCCGCAGTAGGCGCTGCAACGGCGAAGCTAGCGAACGGGGCTGACACTGTTGGCCGGCTCGACTCCCGGCTTCGCCTGGCGACTCGCTCGCAGGAAGAGTTCAACACCGCGCAGATCGAACTCGACCGTATCGCGGATGATGTTCAGGGCGACGTCGGCGACCTCATCGGCCTTTATTCGCGGTTGCAGCGCCCTCTGCGGGATGCGGGCATGGATCAGCGCGCCGCCCTCGAAACCGTAGAGGCGGTATCCCTTGGCCTGAAAATTGGTGGGGCATCTGCCGAGGAGTCGGCCTCGGTCATTACCCAGTTCTCCCAGGCCATCGCCAGTGGTGTCCTGCGGGGCGAAGAGTTCAATACCGTTCTGGAGTCCTCGGATCGAATTGCTGGCGCTTTGGCGGACTCCTTCGGGGTGACTGTTGGCCGGCTTCGTGAGATGGCTGCCGCCGGTGAACTGACCTCGGAGCAGATCGTTATCGCGCTGCGGAAGGAACTTCCGAAGCTCCGCGAGGAGATGGCTTCGTTTGCGCCGGAGATCGGCGCGGGGCTGAACCGGATCTTTTCCGAAACCCAGAAATATTGGGGGCGCAGAGCGAAGGAAACAGGCATCGTCGACTGGGTTGCGAACCAGTTGAACGATGTTGCCAAGGGGATCAACACGGCGAATACGCTGGTGAAAAAGGGGGAGGGCAGCCTCACGGCCACCCTCGCCGCCGAGAAGGCGCGCCAAGAGCAGATCGTGAAGCGCCAGAACGATGCCCTGAAGCGGGCTCGGGATCAGAACGTCGCTGATCTCCAGTCTGAAGTTGTTCGGACCAAGGCCCTCCTTGAGCAGTCAACCAAGAACCTCAACGACGCGCTTTCGCGCCAGGCAGATGTCCGCAAGGAGTTTGCCGACCTGGTGAAGGGTATCCAGTCGACGCCCACCTCCGGAACGCAGACCTTCGGTGATGCCACTGCGGCCCAGGCATCGGCTCGCAACGCGCTGACCGCCGGCAACAACCAAAAGGCGATCGAGGAGGCGCGCCGCGCGCTGCAGATCCTTCAGCAACTGAAGGACGCTGGCGCGAACAGCTACGGCTTCGAAGGCGTGGCCAAGGAGGTGGAGCGCATCGCCAACAAGGCCGCAGAGGTCGAGGCTGGTAATGCCAAGGCTGCGGATGACGTCAACCGCCTGAACCTGGCCGACCTCGAGGAGCGCATCAAGGCTGTGCAAAACGTCGAGGTGTCGTTCGGAATGGACTTCGAAAGCGCGGAGACCTTGAAGCAACAGGTCGCCGACATCGCCGCCGGACTGGCTGAGCAACTCGTGATACCTATCACGCTGGTTCCGCCTCCGGAGATGGGCTTGCCTGGCGTGCCCAGCATCACCCCCAAGATACCCGGGTTTGCCACTGGTACGCAGAGCGCTCCCCCTGGTATGGCGTGGGTTGGGGAGCGTGGGCCGGAGTTGATGATGATGCGCGGAGGAGAGCGCATCTTCAACGCGGTGCAGTCGCTGCAGATGTCGCAGAGGTATCAACGAACTCTCCCCGAGATACCCGCGATTCCGACCGCGGCGCTTCAGCAGGCGAATCCGCTGGCAGCCATGCAAAACCTGGGATCGCTGACCCTCAACCTGGGTGGAGACGATGCCGGTTTCACCGTTTTCGGGACACACGACACACTCCGAGATATACGCAAGGCCGCCTCGAAGTTCGGGCGGACGCGCCCAAAATGACCAGGCCCGCCTCGCGCGGGCTTTTTTATGGAGTTGGGAATGATCATTCCGAACGTGATGCTCGGGGGAATACCGATCGTGATACACGGTGGCGCCCCGCAGTGTCAGTACCAGGCTGTAGATGGCGGCGTCGAGCGATTGAGGCTCAGCGGAGGTGCGGCAGTACAGATGACGCACTGGCGCAAGACGGCAATCACCATCAGCGGTTCAGGATGGATCGGCACGGGGATGCTTGGACTCGACTTCGACAACCCGTTGGAGCTGCGATGCAATGCGTCGCTTGGCATTTCCGGCCGTACTGCCGCCGACCGAGTATTCACAATCCCTGGAGAGGTTCGCCCCGATGCCAGTCCGTGGGGGCTGGCGCTGGTCGGCCGTGAGTGGGTCAGAACGGACGTGTCGTCCGCCGGCCAGGTGGTAACCGTGTCGGAGATCCCAGGCGCGCAACTCTACCGCGTCGAGTGGTGGCCGCTGTTCCACGTCTTCGCGTCCATCCCTCCTGAGGCGCTTGATTCTTCGAACAACAGCCGGACCTGGCAAATTGTCGCTGAGGAAATCTGATGCTCAACGGTGGACCGCTCAATAGCGCTGCGCTGAACTCGGCCGCTCACTCCGCTGTGCCTGGTCCTGAGCCGATCATCCCTGGCTACGCTTTCACATGGCGCCCAATCGTACGCGTTGGCGATGACGACGTTACGCCGCTCCTGACCGGGGAGATCGAGGTCGATCGTGAAGAGGGGGCGGCTGGCGTCGCGTCCTTTTCGATCTATCTCGGCGACGGACCTGTTGTCCCTGCGGACTGGATCGGTCGAACCGTAACCATCGACTACGCAACGGAGATCGCGGGTGAACTGAGTCAGGGGCGACGGTTTACGGGGAGAGTTACACAGCCAGCCTGGAATCCTGTTCGGCGCGTCCTGGACGTCAGTTGCACGGACCAATTGCAGCAGCGTGTAGAGGCCATGGAGATTGCGGCCGTCGACGCCCTGGTCGGCGGCGCCTGGTCAGCGGATGTGTTCGAGCCGGTCGATGGACGCTCGCGGTGGGACTACGCCCAGGAGCGTTTGACCAGCGTAACCGGGAGCTTGGACTGTTCGCCATATGGTGCTCTCCGCGTCACGTCATGGCTTTCGGTGGCGCCTGCCTACGAGTTCGGCCAAGGCTCTACGGTATACGGATCGCTTGCGGTCGAGTTGGCCGACCTGAGCTCGCAGACGAACAGGGTCGAGATCGAGTGCGACTACCGATTCAGCCGGCTCTGGCAGTTGAACGCATCGTATGGATGGCAGCACCCCGGGACGGGTAACGCTGTTGGCGAGGCGGGGTTCTGTAATTGGCGCGGCGACGACACCGAGCTACCGGATGTCGAGATGATCACCTCAGCGACCGAAAGCAGCGGCCAGACGTTGTTCTATGCGACCTGGTATCCACTTCCGCCCACGGGCGTCTACTGCAATCCGCCGGCGGCATGGAGAAATGACTTCACCGAGCTGCTGCTCGGCGGAAATTGGATAGCTGGCCGGCGCTGGGTGCAGTCCGTCACAGAGCGCTACCGGCTGGTCATGGAAGTTCAGCCGAGCGTTGCGGCGACCGGTCCGATTGTCGGTCGGCAGCGCGCCTCGTTCGAGATCGAGTCGGACAAGGCCGAGCGCTGGGAAAGCGACCCGATCACCGGCGGCAGCACCGGCCACGACGACGAGAAGGATGGCAATCGGCGTTTGTCCGCCCTGAATTGCTTGTTGGCCCAGGGCGCCACGACGCTTATTGCTGCGCACCGCGGCACGACCGTAACTTGGGATGTTCCGACGTCGATGATCCTGCCGATCGATCTTGTGCATACGCTCCGCCTCGATGATCAGGGCGCGCGTGCGGTGGGCAAGTGTCGACGCATTGTTGACCGGTTCGACCTCGGGTCCGGTAGCGCCCTTACCACGATCTCTATCGCGGTGATGCGAGGTGGCGCTGGCGCCGCAGACCCCCTTGTTCCTCCTGCTGGCTCGTCCGATCCCGTCAGCCCACCGTCTGGCGGCGGACAGCTCTCGACGCAGCTCGGGGGCCGCAACGGCAGTCCCGCGTATGACGATGCGGCGGATGGTTTCTCCGGCAACTGGAGCAACCGCGATCCCGGTGCCGAGTTGTTCCCGCGGCGCTTCTCGTTGACCGCAAAAGATATTCCGGAGACCTACCGGGACGAGCATGCGCCGGAGCTTGCGGCCACCTACCGGGTATCCGTGCCTGACGACTTACTGGAGATGTAGCGATGGCGAGAGCCTGGATCAACAACTGGAAGACGACGCTGAGCGTAGGGCTGTCGCCTGGCGCGTTGAGCCTGACGGTGCCGGATGCCGCCGCCGCGCTGCTGCCTCTCTCCGGCGGTAGCTGGGTGCTGTTGACGCTGGCGGATGACGCTGGCGCGCAGCATGAAATCGTGAAGGCAACCGCCAGCGCCGGTGGGGTGGTGACGATCGAGCGCGCCCAGGAAGGAACCTCCGACGGCAACTGGCCGGCGGGAACGGCGATCTATGCAGCCGTCACGGCCGGCGACCTCATGACGCTCCAGGCGCGCATCCAGGCTCTTGAGTCCGGGGCGTCTGGCGGCACCCTTGTCGACGAAACCGGCGCAACGCTGGTCGACGACGCCGGCAACAACCTGATCATGGAGAACATTTGATGGCAACTGTTACGCACGTCCTGTCCGGCGCCGGGGAGCCGCTCGATCCGCCCCCCAGCATCGGCGCTCACTACGTGAACACGAACAACGGCGCGCTATACATGGCGAAGGGCACCGCGAGCGGTGCCGATTGGGTCAAGCTGGGTAGTGGCGGTGGCAGTGCTCCGAGCGAGGTGCTGCATGTCAATACCGATGGCCAGTTCCTTCTCGAGCCTCAACACTCATTTGTTGAGGCCCGTCTGTTCGCAATTCCCGAGCTCGGCACTGCAGCAATTGGAATCGATCCCAGCACATCCCGACAGTTCGACCTGAATGTCAGGACTGCGGGTCCGAGCGGGCAGCAACTGCAGATCAGAGTTACATCCGGCGAATTGCCCGGAGGGATGTCGATCGTTGGCACAACCAGGCAGTGGGCTGTTCAGGAGTCGTATGGCTTCTTGATCAATGCAAATGACCTCAACGGCGAAGTGTGGGCGCGCGTCTATTTCGATGCTGACGATCTCACCCTGTCGATGCTTGTGTTCAGCGATGTGCCGAACGCGTAGGAGATAGCGCATGGCTCTATCAGACGAGCGCCGCGGCCTCGGCGCTAGGAACGAAGCGATCCGCCGCGCCGGCGGCCAACGGGTTGAAGCGGAGCGGCGTGGCGACCAGGGCTTGACCGCGGCGCTCAACCGGCTGATCGAGCCGGAGCGTCAGGCACGCGCACTGCGCAAGATCGATCCGCGCGGGGCTCTGGATGCAAAGCGCGGACGGGCTGACTACAACCCTGCCGGGAAGCAGATCGGTGGCGGCGGCGGTATTGCTAGCCCCTTGATCGAGGAGGATGCCGGCCAGCGCGAATACTACGAACTGCAGACAATCCCCACCAGCGATGGCTTGGCGTGGCTCCGGTATCGCAGCGTGAAGAAGGTCGTCATGACCGACGCGTCAGGCGCAGAAGTGGTAATGGAGTACGCGAACGATGTTTCCCAATAGCCCGCTCGATGAAGCTCCGCAGGTGTGGGGGTGGCCATGGCATGGGCTGATCCGTCAGCCAATCAACGCCGTTGATTCGACCTTGACGTTACCAAGCGGGCGCACGATGAAGATGCCGGCGGTCAGGCTCGCAAATAATACGGCCCTTTGGGACGTAGGCATGCCTATCCCTGAAGTTGAAACCGATGATCCAGATGAACAGTGGCTAAACCGAGCGATTTTGCGTGGAACGGATTTGTCCGAAGCTTATGGCGGGGTTTCCTTGCAGCCTGCATTTATTCGTGGATACACGATTCGATACGGGGTTAGCGTTCAATACAATTTTTTTCTCGAAACAATAGCTGCTAGCTGTTTGTTTCGGGATGGATTTACAGGGTTTTCTGGGACGATCAGTAGTAATGCAATATCTCTGTCAGACCTTGGACTGCCCGTCAAGCCCGACGGTATCTCTTTCGAAGTTCTGGATGTAAATAACGACGGAACACGCCGTCTCTACCTGGCTAGATACCAAGAGACTGCTGGGAGTGGATTCATTGGTGTTGGTGGGCTGCTTGAGTTGCGTGTGAGTGCGAGCGGCGCGAACAGCTTTCAGGCTGAACTGTCCGTGGTTGCACCTTGGGCGCAGATACAATTCGAGACTATCGACAGCAGCCGAACAGATGTTGACCCGAATACCCATACCCGATTTTGGCGTGGGACGCCGGAGGACCCAGACGGCCCGTTCAATGAAAGCAGTGGAGAGCCGCCACCCCCGCCATACCCGGGGCATCCGTGGGCGCCTCACGTGTATAGGGTTCTAATCGGAGAGTTTTCAGCATCACTTCGCGCAAGGTCAACTGCTGGAGCGTGGTATGGGTTGTCTGGCTCCCTTGAGCTAATAACGCTCGAAGTTTCTATCGTGTCAACGATGTCGCGCTCGGCAGGTATATCTGGCGATCACATCTCATTTAGCATGACCGAAGATATTTCGTTTTCCTACAACTTGAGCTCATCTTCCGGAGGGGCCTCAGAGTCGCTGTACAACACGCTTTCTACGAGCGGAGTTCTTAATGGGCCTGGTTCTATCCAATGGACTGACAGCATCACTGGTCAAAGTGTCGCGAGTGGCTCGGAGTCTATTAGCTTGGGTGATATATACCTGCTTACTCCTGATGTGGGCGACAGTTATGCGGAAGGACTGGACTGGTCGTCACCAATTGAGCTGTTCCCGGGGCGTCCGTCGACGATAAGTGACCAATCTGCGTGGCCGGTGCTTAGATACTCAAACAAGCTTCTAGGCCTTTTTTTCTATCGTGGTAGAGACCGTCGGTTTGCTGGAGTGGCTCTCACCCCACATGGACCCCACGGATCGCGTCAGGTTGATGTGGATGTTAGTGGCTTTTCCCCGTTAGAGATGGAGGCGTGGGGCAAGGGCTCTTACAACCCTCTCACCGGCGACGCTATACGCAACGACCCGAACGCCTTCTATTCCTACGTTTGATTCCTTCCAAAGGAGAAGCCGCATGACGCCGGCCTGTGTATCCCTGCGCATTGAAAAAGGGGCGACGTTCCGCGACACGATGCGGATCATGCAACCGAGCCTGGTCTACCGGCCGATCACCCAGATCGCGCCGGTTGCTCCCGTCCGGCTGACCATCCCTGGGCACGGATTGCCTGGCACGTGGCTGGCCTGGATCGATGGTGTCCAGGGCATGCCCGAACTGAACCGCGCTCGACTTCGGCAATTGCCCCACCGGGTCGCGTCCATCGACGACGACACGATCGAGATCAACCTGCTGTCAGCCGTTGGGCTGGCGCCTGTTGGCGGGCAACTGATCTACCAGCCACCGGTTGACCTCACTGGCGCCGAGGTGCGGATGCAGATCCGCGCCGAGTCAGGCGGGACGGTGCTGCTGACGCTGGCGCTTGGCTCTGGCCTGGAGCTCGCTGGCGCCGGAACGATCTCGCGCGAGATATCGGCATCGGCTACCGCGGCGCTGGAATGGTCGGCGGCGGTCTACGACGTGGACGTGACATACCCGGATGGAACGGTCCATCGCTACTACAGCGGTCCGATCACTGTGAGCCGTGGGGGAGGGTGCGATGGATGACGCCGCCGAGCCCTGGGCGCTGGCGATCGAGGTTGATTGCGAGCCGCTGGTGCTCAGCGAGATGCAGGAATACGCAGTCACCGTGACGCCGCCGGCCGATGTGCTTGTGGTTGTTGCGGGTGACCAAGGGCCTCCCGGGAGGGATGGCGTAGACGGTGCCCAATGGGGCGCGACTGATTGGTGATGAAATGGCCCAGATCCGATTTTTCAAAGTGGCAACCCTGCCGGGTACGCTGGAACCCGATTCGTTCTACTTCGTCGAGAACGGCAGCTACTCGGAGTCCTACCTGACGAACAGCGCCGGCGTGGCGCGCTCGATCGGTAACAGCGCGATGATCAATGCGCTGATCAACGAGGCGTTGGCCAGCTTGCCCGGCACCGGCGCGCCGATCCTGTTCGTTGCGGATATCGCCGCCCGCGACGCCCTGGAGCCGGAGTCGGCGATATTCGTGCTGGTTCAAGACGCGAGCGCCGACCCGACAGTCGAATCCGGCGCTGCGCTGTACGCCTGGAACCCGGCGACCAGCGCCTGGCTGAAGGTGGCCGAGTATGAGTCGATGGACGTCGAGCTCAACTGGGACGCAATCAACGGGCGGCCGACCTCGACGCCGGCGCAGATCGACACTGCCGTTTCCCAGGCGCACACGCACGCGAACAAGTCGACGCTGGACAAGTTCAGCGAGGACGGCGGCCTGGTTCGATTCGGCGGGCAGCCTATCCCGGCTGAGTGGAACGGGGCGGCCTGGTAATGGCCGTGCTCCAGACCCATAAAGTCGTGGCGCAACTGCCCGCGTCGCTGGAGCCGAACGCGATCTACTTCGTCCGGCGCAGCACCGGCTACGACCAGTTCGTCACCAACGGCGCGGGCGTGGTGGTGGCCTATCCGATGAACGTGCGTATCCCCGCGGCCGTTCCTGGGTATCTCGCCAATGGCTCCATGCTTCGGCTCACGATGAGCCCTGACGGCCAACTGCCGGCCTATACCGCCGGCGGCGCAACTCTCAACCTGCAGGTACTTTTCGATGGCTGATGTACGACCGACGAAGTTGCAGAACGACGGCAACGGCTACGGCAGTCTCCGCGAGTTCGCCGACGGCGACGCGGTGCCGCTTGCCCTGGGTGGTACTGGCGCTGCAACCGCTGCTGGCGCTCGCACATCTCTTGGGCTTGGGAGTGCTGCGATTAGATCTGCCCTGGGTTCAACTGGGGCTTTGTACTCGCGAGACAGCATCCTTGGCGCGGTTTCGCAGTCGGGCGGGGTGCCGACTGGCGCGGTGATCCAGCGGGGTAGTAATGCGAACGGTGAGTTCGTGCGGTTCGCTGACGGAACACAGATATGCATTCGGCAGATCGCGGGTTCTGGCAGCAATTATCCTGCTGGCGCACATACCGTTCAAATGCCTGCTGCGTTTGTGGGAGGGAGCCTGTTCGGTGGGTCGTTTACATGGATACCGAGCAACAATTGGCCGACGTCGCAGTGTGCAGTTAGGGGAGCATATTACGGAGGTCAGGATGCTACGTTCTATCTGAACGAGGATCTTGGCTCAAACGGGCTTTACATCTTGGTTATAGGGCGGTGGTTCTGATGATCATCACATTGTCACCGTACTATCCGCTGCCCGGAAGCGCCGAGCGCCTGTCGCTGAGCAGGGCTGGTGATGTGCTCACCGTGAGCGGCCAGGCGTTCGATTTCACACCGCTCCCGGAGGGCGGCGAGTTACCGGCCGAGGCTATTGGATCGGAGTGGTTCGCTGGTCCGGTGCTGCGCCGTGCCGGCCGCCTGGAGCTGAGTCTGCGCTTCCCGCTAGCCGATGTTGCCAGCGCTGCCGCTCGCTTCCCTGAACCATTGCTGATCGAGACCGATGGCCCGGTGGAGTTGCCGCGATGATCGATTGGAGCAAGGTAAAGACTGCTGAACAGCAGGCGCAAGAACGCTGGCAGGCCGCATACGACACTGCGATTGCAGCGCGAATCCTCGCTTACGAAAAAGAAAGCGATCCGCTCAAGGCCGAGGCCGAATTCGACGCTATCAAGGCCGGTGCCGAACCGGACTACAGCGCATGGGTCGCCAAGGTCGAGGAGATCAAGGCCCGCTTCCCGTTGCCTAGTCCACTACCCGAATAGGTAGTTGTGACGAGGTTCGCGTTTTTGCCACGTTCCGACAGTCTGATATGCGGAGTAGATAGGGATGTTGGTATGGACGAGATGTTGCGGCGTAGGCTCCGGGCGGAGTTACTGGAGGTGGGGTTCCTCAACCAGTGTTGCCTTGACCTGATGGAAAGCATGGAGGCTGAGTTCAGCCTCACTGATGACCAGCGCGAGTGCATCGAGCAGCTCAGCCGATTTCTGCAGGAAGGGATCGGCAAGCTGACAGCAACTGATGATACGTTGTGTTGGTTTGAGCGTTTGAAAATCTATTCCGCAGATCAAGGCCAGAGTTTGGCTATAGCGACCAGAATGCACCAGGCATCCGCTGCTGCGATGCCAAATCCATCTTGCACAGACTGGCAATGTCAGCCAAGGGCAGCTTCAATAGCGGCTTTATAGACGTTTTCATCCGGCAATGTGACGTTGTTGAATGCTTCTTGAACCTTGTAAACCGTTGTTGAATGAGGCGGCAACGCTTTCAACGGAACCGTGGCCCCGTCGATGATGCCTGTTTCCTCGTGTTCATAGGCAAGAAACGTGATTGACGCTGGTTGCAAGGCATAGCGGATCAAGCCACCGACACCGCCAAGGCGTGCCATAATACGCGTGTAAACAGGATGAGGGCAGATGAAGAACAGGCCCTTTCGGCACAAGGCTTCACGTTGCAGCACCTGCCCCTTGTAAATCAGTTGCGGCAAGATTCGCTTGTTGACGTTCTCCCAGTTCAAGCCGACCGTGGTAGCCGGATTTGTGCGTTCCAGCGTGAGCAAGCTTTCCCGCCCGTTTCGGTAGTTGCCGGTTGTGTCGATGGTTTGGACTTCGACTGCAACGAATTCCTTCAATTTTCCGTTGGCGTCTAGCAACGCCAGCACCCAATCCACGAAGTAGCTTCCTGCACCGTCCTTTTGTGGTAGCCGCAATTCCCCGCCCCAGCGTTTACCAAACACTGCGACGACGGGTGCTTGTTTCGCTTTTGCTCGTGCCGAGGCCTTCCCGCCCGCAACAAGCTCGAAGTCTTCCTCGAACGCGATCTTTGCTACGTCGTACAGGGCGCGGTACTTGTCCGCGTACAAGCGGATAGGGCAGCAAATTACTGGGCCGGAAGTTACCGGCTTAATGGTGCATACGCCAGCGATGGCTCCGTCACTCAACCGCTTTTCACACACTTCGGACAGATAGGGGCACTGCTTATCCGTCGCGGCGGCCACTGCCGCCGGAGAGTGGTCATCGGAACGATAACCAAAGAACTCCCAAATCTTTCCCGCCACTACGCCCCCCTTACTTTGCGCTCGGTATTGCGAACACTCCCCAGCACTTGGGCGATAGCTCGCCCGACGGCTGCTCCCAGCAGCGGCGGCACGGCATTACCCACCTGTTCGTATTGCTCTACCCGTGACCCGCAGAAAACGTAGGTGTCAGGGAAGGACTGGATGCGTGCCGCTTCGCGCACGGTAAAGGCTCTGTCCTGCTCGTAGTGGAAGTAAGCGCCCCAATGTGGATCGCATTTGGTCAGGATAGTGGACGCGAGTCCATCAGGATGGACTCGACCGTAACGTTTCGTGTGGTCACTGCGCCGCGCCATGCGCATCCCGCGTGGCAACAGCGCCTCCGGAATGTCCGTCCAGTTCCCGCCTGGAGGGATATGCATCATGCGTTCAAGGTTGATCTTGCTCAACCGGGCAGCGTCGTGACACGTCACTCCCGTTGAATCCACCCGCATCAGTTGCTGATACGGATTATCAGCCGGGTGCCGGTAGTCTTTAACTGGCTCGCCAATTTCGCCGTTGCGCAGCACGGGCAGATCGCTAATGGCATCCCTGACCGTGACGTGTGTCGGTAACTCCAGGGAACGCGGCAAGTTTACCAAGTTCCTCCCGGCGAATTGCGAGGTGAAATTCACCCGGACCGGAGCTTGGCGCAGCGGTTCCGGGAATAGCTCCGTCGGATCGACACCGCAGCGACTGCCAAGGATGATCGTGCGCCAGCGGGTTTGTGGCACGCCGTAATGCGGCGCGTACAAAATCCGCACGTCGGCGTCGTAGCCGAGCTGCTTCAATGATTCTAGGATCGCATCCAACGTCGCGCCGCCTTCAAACGACACCATGCCAGGGACGTTCTCGATCATGACCGCTCGTGGCTGAAACTCGGTAACAAACCGCAGGTACTCACGGAACAGGTGGTTCCTTGAATCTTCGGTGGAGCGTTTAGGCGCGTTGATAGAAAAGCCTTGGCAGGGCGGGCCGCCGGCAATCAGATCCAACTCACCTTGCTTCAAGCCCAAGAGGCTGCGGATTTTTTTGGCATCGACCTCTCGGATGTCACGACTGTCGACGTGTGTGCCCGGATGATTGACGGCATAGGTCTGCGCATAGCGCGGGGAAATCTCATTAGCATAAAGTGATGTGAACCCCGCCTCGCGCAAACCTTCGGATAGTCCACCTGCGCCTGCAAACAAGTCGAGCGAAGTTAAACGTCTTGTCCCGGCGCACATTTCCAAAGAATTATGTCGGCTCAT